TCCTTGAGCATCTTCCACCATTGACCGAACACGTCGCCAATGGCTGACAGGCCGCTGGCCTGGAATGATAGACTGCTGAACGCCTGAACCACGCCTTTCACAGCCATCCATAGGCTATAGGCAGCCGCTCCCACCACAACGATGACGGCCCCGAACGCAATTAAGGCAGCAGCTCCGGCCACTAATCCGCTGACGATGTTCAATCCCGCTAGAGCCAACCCTACCACGGTGATGGCCGCTTGGAAACCCAGCAAGACCGTCTTGCTCAAGGCTACCACTGCCGTCCATCCTGTGACAGCAGCCTTGGCCAGGATCAACATTCCAATGGCCATGAACACCGACGCCTTGACTAGCAAGATGGCAAAGTTCCAACCAATAACGGCTGCTTGGGAAGCGATCAGAATAGCCGTCCACAATACCCATGCAGCAGCCACAACAACAACCTTGATAACCAGCACGACAAAGGACAGGGCCAACCCCAACACCCACTTCGCCAGGGAAACCACGGGACCGGCAAACACCATGAACACCTTGAAGGCCGGTCCCAACGCCAGCACTCCTGCCGTTACCATCGCCACCTGAACAACCGTCCGCTTGGTTCCCTCGTCCAGTTGCGTGAACTGCTTGGCCAGGTCCGACAACCACTTGATGAGAGGCTTGACCGCCTCGGCCACCAGCTTGCCAAACTGGTTGCGGGCTGCCTGGGTATTGATGTCCAGTGTCTTGAGCACCCCGTTGACGCTGTTCATCTGCTCCTTCATGGCGATCTGCCCGGCCGTGGTCAACCGCGTCACCGCATCCAGAAATTCCTGCTTGTTGGTGATGCGTTCCAGTCCCGGCACCATCCGGGCCATGTGCATCGCCATCTCGACGCTGGCATCGTCGCCCTTCTGGAGTGCCGAGGTCATCCGCATCATGTGCTCGGCCGACATCCCCGTGGCCGAGGACAATTCCAACGCTTGCTGCGTTGCCTTGGCCGCGTAGGTGCCGCTGACCCCGTGGGCTTCTCCCATCTGGAGCAGCTGCATCGCTTCCATCTTGGACACGTTGGCCGTGTCGAGGAGCTGGTTGGCAAACCCCTCGTAGTATGCCATCGTCTTCTGCACGGGTTGCCCGTTGGCCGTGATGATGGCCTTGAGCTTGATGCCTGCCTCTTCCATGCCGGCAAAGGCGTTGAGGTTGTTTTTGAGGAACCCCGTGACCGTGGCTGCCCCGAACGCTTGCATGACGGTCCCGACCATGCCCTCGACGGATCGCAGGGAAGCAACCATCTGTTCCGAGGCTTGCTTCGTCACCTGGGCCATCTGCTGGGCACCAGTCTGGGCTTGCTGGTACATCTTCTGGAGGGAGGAGCCATCCCCCACCAGGCGGACCACGAGGCGTTCGATCTCGGTTTCCGTCATGTCACTCTTCCCTTGAAGAAGAGGATGGGCTTGCAGGGTTCACCGTGTTTGACGGCTCTTGCAGGGGTTGCTTGCCCAACGATCCCGGCATCGGCGGCTGCTGCCTGGAAGTGATGACCGGCGGCCCAACCTGCTGCGTCGGAGGGGCCGGCTTGTCCAGCCCCAGGAATGCCCGCCACACCGCCTTGCTCTCGGCCACCTTCTCTTCCTTTGTCCGCGTGTCGGGTTTGGGTTCCTCCCACCGCAGCAGGAAGTCCCGCAAGCTGATGTCCCCGGGCTTCTTGGCCATCACCCGCCGCACCTCGGCCGCGATGCTCATGAGGTAGTGGTCTGTCCGCGAAGGATGGTTGAGGTCTTCCCGCAGCCATGCTTGCCAAGCCAGGAACTGCCGGCCCGTCATGGGTCCGGGCCAACCCATCAGCTCGTGGAGCTGCTTGCCTAGCTCGCGGCACAGGGTCAGCTCGCCGTCCCAGCGTCGGGCGACGGTTCGCCACCGTTTCCCTCCCCGCCCTCACCGCCCTCACTGTCTGTCTTGCTGTTGCCCTTGGGTTCCAGCTCCTTCAGCCGCCGCTGGAGAACGTCGATCTGTCGCCGGATGATCTCGGGCTTGTCGTCGAGGTCCAGCTGGCTGATCTCCTTGGCACGGTTGAACAGGGGAGCAACCACCCGGTTGGGCCACGACATCACCGATTGCAGGGGGACGTTCATCCGCCGGTCAGCCTTGGTCCTGTCGTCGGCCATCGCCGGAAAGAGGCACAAGGACACCAGTAGGGGTTCCGCCTCAGCCGATCCACCCAAGCCGGTGATCTTGCCGTCTTCGCCACGTTGCACTCCCTGCATGGCCTTGGCCCGGAAGCGCTTGACCGCGTCGGCCGAGGCTTCCACCAGCACGAAGTCCTTGCCGCCGATCCGCACCGGCACCTCCACGGGGGCTAGGTCGCCCAAGTCCATCTCGAACGCTTGTCCTTGTTCAATCATCTCTTCCTCACTTCACGGGTTGAGCATCTTCCATGATGCGTTGGTACAGCTCTGGCCCGTTGCCTCAACGGTGGATGTCCCGCTGCCCCGTACCGCGTCTGCTCCAACACGGCGGCAAGGGCCAGAGCGTGGCTGTTGAACGGGGCAAGGTCAGCCGTCCGTGGCCGCCACTTGCAAAGAAACGCTTGCTGGTCAACTGCCGTGTTCGGTGCCGAACGCCGGGCCTTCCTCGTAGCAGGCGTTGTCAGTGTTGCTGGCGAAGACGGTGATCGTCACTTCGGGGAATTCCCCTTCCTTGAGTTCAGCAAATTCCATCTTCTGAATCCAGCCGTAGAAGGCAAAGGCCGTCCCGTCCGGGAACTGCACGGTGATGGACTGCGTGCTGTTGACCAAGCCGTTCAAGGTATTGATGGCAGACCCCTGGAAGCCGCACGTCAGCGTCAGGCTGTCCACCTTCTTCAACGACCTGGGATGGTAGGTCCGCCAGATGTCGTTGTGCATCGTGGTGGTGTCGATGGGGTCGCCACCATCGAAGGCGTTCGGCTTGACCTGTCGTTCCCAGACGTTCAGGTTGGCTTCACCAACCCCCAACGTCACCAGGGTCTGGTAGCCGTCTGGCATCGGGCAACCGCTTGGTTTCTGCCTGGCGGTCAAGGTCGGGGGAGTTCCTGGCATGGTTCATGCTCCTCTCTGAAGATACTGCTACTTGCCGCATCATGGAAGATGCCACTACTCGCCGCACTGGATCACGACGGTGGCGTTCAAGGTCACGATGCTCCGCCGGCTGTTGGGGGCTTCCTTGCCCAGCGCGAGGCACTGGCCGATGCGTGCGAAGTTTGGCACGGTGTACCGCGTCATCGGCAATGGAATGGTCAGCGTTACCGTCTGAGGCAAGCTGCTGTCGTCCACCCCTTCACACAGGGCCACCCGTATCTGGGCATCCGCCTTCTGCCATGCCGTGGGATGGTCGGCCGCCCGCACCCTCACCTGGATGCCGAAGTGGTCCGGCTTGAACCCGTGCATGGTGCGGCCGTCGTCGGTCCCCTGCGTGTCGAACACGGTGATGCAGTTGTCCGGCGACTGTGGCTCGGCCGAGGCATACACCGGCCACGGGCTGCCGGGGCTGACGGTCGGGTCGCTGCCCATCCCCAGCTGTACCAGCAGCTCGCGGACGATGTCGGCCGGGCTGTGCCACAGGGGTTGGCTCATGATTCCTTACTTCTCCACCTCGGTGAACGCCGATGCCCGGAGTGCCCCCGTGTCCACGGGAACCAGCTTCTGGCTTCGTCGCTGGAGGTTCAGCCCTTCCAGCAGCAAGGCCCGCTCCATCCTCTGTCCCTTCTCCAACGCTTCCCGTGCGATGGCCCCGCTGGTCTGGCGGGCCGGCTCTTCCAGGAACTTGGCTTGTCCTACGGGATGGTGGGCCGTCAGGTTCTCGTGGACGAAGAGAGCGTACCCTTGCGTATACCCAACCACCACGGACACCTTGCCCTCGCGTTGAGCATCTCGAAGCCGCTTGCCCAAAGTATTCTGGAGCTTGTCGAGATTGAGCAGGATGCCAACGGTCACGGTTCAATCCCTCCTCATGCTCTTCAAGCACACCACGACGGCCAATCCGATGGCACCGAGGAAGAGCAGCGTCAAGCCGCCGGCCATCACCTTCACAGTAACCTCATCCATGCCGGTCAGTCTCCAGAGGATTGATGCAACCGTTGCATACCTATCGTTTTCTCGGAAAATCTCCCTTTGACATCAGGTGTTTCCGTATATGTGCGTATTACCATCAGCTCATCATCCACTGCCGTTGAACCACTCCCTGACCCCGTACCGGCCGTTCCGTACCATTCCTCCAGCGTCCCCAGCCAGATGTGGCTGTCCACCTTCAGGGGCTTGTAGCACCTCGACGTTGCGTCCAGGGTGATGGTCCCCAGCTTGGGATCAACCGCCTTGGTCCGCTTCGTAACCCACTGGCTGACCGGCACCTGCTGCGGCGGTCCCACGGTTGGCTGTCCCCAGCGGTCCCAACCGCTGAAGGGCCAGTACACTGCCCATTGATGGAAGCCGCTCTCGGTGATGTCAGGCACCACTTCCACCCATCACCAGTTCGCCTTCGGCTCCAGGTTTCACCAGCACGGTCCTTCGGGCATCGAGGTCGGCCCCGTGCCCGTGCCAACGCAAGGCAAGCAACCCACCTGCCGGCCCAGCCAGTGCCCTCCGGCAAAGGCTCGCTTGTTGATGGCCGACAGGATGCCCGTCCAGTCCACGTTCAGGGCCGTCCGTCCGTAGGGACTGCTCTCGATGCCGAGGCTCAACTGGCCCTGGAAGGAAGCACTGGCACCGCCTTGGCTCTTGCTGGCATACCCTTGGTCCATCTGTTGGTAGAAGTGGCACGCCAGGTATCGTTCCACGATCTCCTGGAGGAAGGTGGTCAACCCTCCTCCGGCACGACCGTAACGCTTGTTGCCCCAGTACACCACCTGATCGACCAGCGGCCAGGCCGTGTCGATGAACTGCTGGAGGTTCGGGTAGGCCCCGCCCAGCTCGTTCGACAGCGGCCCGTAGTTGCTGCCCAGCAACGTCTGGACGGCCAGGATGGTGGTTCTCTGAGGCATGGTCAACTCATTGATCTAAAGCCGCCGAGCGGTCCTTGGCATCGTTCCAACCTCGGCGGCTGCCCCCGCCCCTCTTCCCAGCAGTACAGCGGGGGGGTTCACGGCAACAAGCCGTGGCTCACACTTCGCTTGTGCTTCACTCAAGTGGCTTTGCTGGCCCCACCCAGCATCCGCTCTACCACCCGCTGCACCGCCGCCTCTTGCTCGGCTAGACGACGGACCCGGCGTGCGGCCAGCGCGGAACGTACCCCACGGACGCCGGCCATCCCGATCCGACCCGCCACGCTCGTCAGCCAGGCGTAGCCGATGCCGGCCGCAGACATCCACACGTCTCTCGGAAGCAAGGCGTAGACTTCGTCGATGCTGAACATGGTCATGACCCTCTCAGCTTCGCAACTTGGATGTTGCCCCCTGCTCTTGAGCAGGACGAAACCCGACCCGATCCCGTCACTCGTGTCTCATCTGACGAGTCCGCAGTAAGGATGCTGCCGCCTACCGAAGTAGGCCGAACGTCGTCACCGTCCTCGTCACCTTGGCTCCCGTCAACGGATCAACGCTCTCCTCGGTCGTCTGGCCGGTGATGCCGTAGTTGCCAGTGCCGACCGCTCCGTAGGTCATGGCCGAGGCAACAGGCAGAGGCACAGCATAGCCAGCAGCCAGGCCACCGCCGTAGGTCAACATGGCCGGAGATGCGTAGGTCGAAAGGCCGGACCCGATGCCGAAGGACTGGCCGAACGTCCCGCCGTAGCCACCGCCAAAGGCACCGAACGGAGCGAACGACCGGCCGAACCCATTGTTGCCGAACCCGAAGAAGCCTCGGTTGAATCCCAGGCCAAAGCCGATTCCTCGGTTGAAGCCGAACCCCACGCCGACGAACCCCGCCCGACCGATGCCGCGACCGACGAACAGGTCAGCCCTCACGCCGCGGTTGACCACGCCGACCCTGGCGACTTCGGTGCGACCACGCATCACCTTCTTCTCGACCACCTTGACCTTGGCTGCCTCCCCCCTTGAGAGAAAGAGGGGATGCAGGTGCAGGGTCAACGCCGCCGTCACGATCAGGAAGGTCTTCATCTCTTGTCCCTCTGCCTGCTCCGAAGGTAAGCCAGTTCCTCACGCAGTCGATCTCGTTCCCAGCAGACCCATAGAAAGAGCATCAAGGTGGTGAACCAGCCGATGCATACCATCGCATATGGAACGAGGTCCATCATCTCCACCTCACTCCTTCTTGTCCACCGTTTCGATCTTGGTCAAGTGACGCACCACCGCCTGGCCCTCCTCCTGCGTCAACGGCTGCTCCGGCTTGGGTGGCATCGCCTGGGTGAGCAGCTCGTCGTACATCCGCTTCACGTCCCTGTCCGTCACCCAGAGCCTGCCCTCCCGGAAGAACTGGTTACCGCCGCCCTTGCCCTTGGTCCCAGCGTCGTGGCACTTGCTGCACCGTTGTACCAGCACGGCCAATCCACCCTCCACCGCGTCGAGCTTGGGTTGCTGGACGGGTGCCTCTGCCTTCTCCTTCAAGAGGGGAGCAGTGCGTTGTGCCAGAGCCGCGGTGTACTTTACTTCCATCGCCGCCAGCCTCGCCTCCATCGCCGCAAGCTTGGCCTCGCAGGGGGACAGCGTGTTGACCCCAGTTGTCGCTGCCGTGGTCCCCTGCGAGGTGGCTCCATCGGTGCCTACGGCTCCGCCCACCGCCGTCGTCCGCGTGACCGTCGTGGTCGTGTTGCTCACCGGCACCTGCCGCACTTCCTGCACGTTTTGCACTGTCGTGAGGGCCGCCGTCTGGAAGGTGCTCAGGGCCGCCGGTTGGTAGGTGCTGAACAGAGTGGGCACGTAGACAGGCTGCACGAACGCGGCGATGTAGACCTGCGGCGGATAGTAGGTCGGCGTGTACGAATAGCTCGGGGCATAACCATAGGAATAGGTCGGCGTGCTGTACGTCCTTGCCCAGTAATGGCTGTAGCCGATTCCACAGCCACCAGCCCGAGCAGGACGATCTTCGCCAGCAGAAGCAAGAACCAGGAAGCCAAGCAGTCCAAGAGCCAGACGAAAGAGTCTCACGGTTTCACCACCTTCTGCACCGGGTACTGCACTGCCTTCCGCACGTCTGCCGGCCATGCCGGGATGCCGCGAACGGCCAGCTCCAGCTGGTTGTAGCTTTCAGTGAACGCTGCCACGCCTATCCGTTGCTGCCGTTCCTTTGGCTGGACCCAGGTATCGTTCACGCTGTCCAGGGTGCCGAACTTGAGGAGCGTGCCCTGGAGCGCCTTCACCATCTCCTCCGCCTTCAGCCCGTGCTCCCTTGCCACGTCCTCCGCGTTCCGCCCGTTGTCCCAGGCGTTGAACGTGTCCACCAGCGCCCGGGCATACTTGTCTGGCGTCAGTCCGTTGGCCTGAGCCACCGCAGCGGCGTAGGCAAGCCGGTCCAGGTTGCCCCTCGGGTCGATGGGTGCCAGCAGTTCCTCGTCGAAACGCTTGAGAACCTTGGCCTCCACTGCTCCGAGTGCCAGCGGTCCAGGCACGGCGTACTTGTTGCGAAAGTAGGGGCTGAATGGCATCAACCCACCGTTGCCAGCCTTGCTGTCGTGGCAGCCGAGACAAGTGAGGTTGACGTGTATCTTGCCATCGTTGGTGACGCCCTTGTGGTTGTAGCCCACACCGTCGGGAGCGCTTTGCTGCAACACGCCCTTGTTGTCGAAGAGTCCCGTGGCCCAGAAGTCGTTGTCAAGCCGACCGAAGACCTCCTGGGCGTCGAACTCGAACACCTTGGGATCGACGTTCTGGATGTTCAGCGGGTTACGCCGTCCCTGCGCCCGCTGGTTCACCTGGTCGAGGGTCCGCCAGTAGCCGTCTCCCCGACCCTCCCGCTCCACGAACCTCGGCTCCTTGGCCACGCCACTGTCGCTCACCGCGTCCCGCAGCACCGGACTGTCCTTCTGCCTCCGCACCAGCCGGTCGAAGGTGGCTTGGTCCTTGACCCGGAGCCAGGAGTAGTACCCCGCCTTGCGGTCGAAGTCGATGGCCGTCTGCCAGACGAAGTTCCGCCCCTCGACGATGGGTGCCTTCGCCCCTGTCATCTGCACCAGTTCCACCAGCGCCTGGAGGTACTTCGCCTCGTGATACATTCTTGCTGGCTGGTCTTGAGGAATGCCGAGCGGAGCGATCAGCCACGGTGCCAACGCTTTGACCCGCTCTCCGTCCACCACCGTTCGGACGTGAAACACCGGCTCCAAGTTCGGATCGTCGAGGCGGTCCCACTGCTCAGCCGACTGCCGATAGTCGCGGAGGTCAACCACCATCAGGACGAGCTTGCTCCAGTCGTCCCGCTTCCCCACCGCCACCATCTCCTGAAACGTCTTCACCTCCACCTTGAGAGACTTGTTGTCCAGCAGACCGCTCTCGTCCCCAGAGACAAGGACCAGCTTCGGCGACACCACCCGTTGCGACAGCGAGAGGGCGTTCACCAGGCCAGCCACCGCCGCCCACGTCCGCCTCCGATCCTCGCTCGTCGCATCGCTGATCCAGACGTAGCGGGTGGTCAGAGCTTGCTCTGGCGGCAGCGTGCGGGCATGCGTCCAGGCCAGCACCACGGCATCCGCCGCTGGCTGGGCCGCTGGCACCGTGTTGTCGAAGACGCATGCCATGAGCACCACCAAGAGTCTACGCACGGCCCACCTCGGACCGTCACATGCTGCCCCGGATGACCTCGACAAGCTGCTCCACCAGCGGTAGCAGCTTCTGGATCGTGCTGACGAGGTTGGTCCAGTCAATGCTGTTGAACGTCCCCTGCTGGAAGGTCGGGGCAAGGCCACCCGTCCACAACCTGAACATCGCGTCCTTGTCCGACTTGCTGACATGGCCCTGCACGTACTGGTCGAGCAGGGCATTCACCTGCCGTAGAAAGACCGCGTACCTCGGATACTGTCGCTCCATCAGGACGAAGAACTGGTCCACGTAGGCCAGCACCGCCTGCACGTTGCTCGGCTGCGGCGTCGGCACGGGAACCGGCGTCGGCTGGGGAGTCGGCGAAGGAGACGCCCCCGGCACGGCGTTGATGACCATGTAGTCGGACATCAGGTCAGCGTTCTCGGCATAGTCGGCCGGGATGTACCCGTAACCACCATCGCCCCACGGCGAGCCATCCGAGTTCAGCCAGTGGTTGCGGAACTTGTAGGTGCCGCTTGGCCACAGGTTGCCGGGCTTGACGCCGGGAAGGGCGTTGCCGGTGAAGTTGTACCCGCAACAGCTGATGTCGTGGCCACCCACGGCACTCCCGCTCGGCATGGGCACCACGCCCGTTGCCGCCGCCTGCTGACCTTCGATTCCTTGAAACACCTCCCCGCCCATGCAGAAGAGGAAGCCGCTGTTGAGCGTTCCCTGCATCGCCGCACGGTTGACGCCGATGAACGAGTAGTTCGTGATCCGGTTGGCCAGGGCTGCCTGCTGTGCCTGCTGGCTCGGCGGCGTGGTCATGTTGCCACCGGGACCGGGGAGGTACGGCCAGAGAGATTCGTCGCAGAAGCCGTACTGCTGGAGCGCCTTACCCATCGTCCGGTTGTCCACACCACTGTCCTGGGACGTGGTCCCCATGAGCAGCCGCGTGAACCAGTAGATCAGCTGGCGGCTCGGCGTGAACGATGCCAGCTTCTGGAGCATCTGGTCGAAGGTGATGATCTCGGCCGACGTGTTCGGCCCGCAGCTCTTCTCGCTCCCCTGGTCGAGTTGTGGCCCCATGCCGTTGGCCAGGTCAAGGGACAGGGGAGAACCACGGACGAGGCGGAGGGGTGGGTGGAAGTGGAAGTCCCGATGGTCGGGTTCCATCTTCTTCCAGCCATAGTGGTACTGGTTTGGCATGTCGTTCTCCTGACGCTAAAGAGCATCTTCCATGATGCGGGTTCAGGAACTGATGACCTGACGTTTGTTTGGAAGGCCGCTCCTATACCTTCCCCTGTCCTTGCAAGCCGGCCAGCAGGATGCGGACCATGTCAGCTTGCTTGCCCTTGGCCTGGCGAAGGTCGATGC